AGCAAGTTCGAGAACGTGCGCTCAGAGCGGATCGTTTCCAGTTTGGTTACCTGCGATGCGAAGCTGAAGCCAGCCTTCGTACCGAACAGGACCGGGAAGGAACTGGTGTACGTTCCATCAGCGGTCAAGACGTTGCTGATGTAAATCGTAAACCGATCGATCATACCGAGGCGACCGTTGCGCAGGATGGACGTGCCATCACCGGACAGAGACGCATCCTTGAGGTCGGACTGCTTGATCAAGCCAGCTACCCACGCAGGGATAACCATCCAGCGACCAGACTCAGGGATGTTCTGCTCATCGAGAACCGAACCGGCATCGACGATGAAGTCGATTACAGCACGATCATTGGAAGTAGAATCACCAAGGCCGGTACCAGCAGCTACCTTATTGATGTAGGCAGGAGCGGCAGCGGTGCCGATGCGATACGAACTGGAGATTGCGCCAGCCGTCAGACCCATATTGGCAGCTGCACTGTTACCGACAAGACCGGTATTCAGTACATCGTTGTCAATGTTGATCTTCATCTGCTCAGCAGCATCTTCGGCCCAAATCGACAGCTGGTCGATATCAGACTGAACTTCCATGACGTCATCGAGCGCAAGGTTAAAGTATTTACCCTTGTCGATGTTCATGGTCTGCTTATCAACAGACGGGCGGGTTACCGCAAGCTCTTGGTTCGCGCTGTAGTCGGCGATCGTCACGTCAGGACGCGAACGAATCTGGACCTTATCACCGTAATTCTTGATCTCGCCTTCATAGTCGGTGTTAGCGACAGCGCCAAGAACGGTGGCCTTGTAGAACTTCTCTACCAGCTTGCCAGACCAGACTTCAGGAATAAAAGTTCCTGCGTAAGCCGTGGCCGGGGCGGAACCGGCATAGGGTGTACCGAGTGGAAAACTCATGTTTGTATCTCCTCAAAACGAAAAAAGTAAAGGTTATTTGATACGGCCTTCATGCTGAGCATTAAACAAGTCCTGTTCCAGTAAGACGACTTTTTCAGGAATATCCTTTTCAGGGTTCTTCTTGATGAACTCGTTCTTATAGGCATAGAACTCAGTAATCTCTTTCTGATTCCATATCCTCTTTCCGCTTTCGTTCTGAGCGCCTGTCGACCCGGTTTTAGGCGTTCCGGGGGCCACCAGCTCACTAAGTCCGTCAGGTGATTCCGCTGGTGTTTCCTCTGCGGAGTCTGTCGGTTGCTGGTCATCAGGATTTACGACGACGTTTTCCTTCTGAAAGCCTTGGAACAAATTGATGAGGCTCTCCCCATCATTGTCCCGGTAAGCAACTGCTAAAAGTTCCGATCTCAGCTTGCCCGAATACGGGTCCTTATTTTCAAGCCAATCCAGAAACTCCTCGTCCTCGTTTTGCTTTTCCCATCCGGGTACGGCGGTCGCGAGGTCGGCAAGCATCTGCCTACGAGCTGATACTACCTGATCTTCCTTGGTAGATGCAACTGTTTCTTCCACGTGTTTCACACTGTCCTGAACAGGCTTCAGCTTCTTATCTAAGACAACACCTGTTTCATTCTTTGCGACACGACGAATAATGTCGATCAAATCCGGGCCGAACTGGTCGATTTCTTCCTGCGAGAGTGCAGGGGTTTCGGGTTCCGGAGCTTTCTGGAGGTCCTTGATGGACGCTTCCAATGAGGCAACACGTGATTGCAACTGCGAGTTCGCGGTGTTGGCATCGCGGAGCTGGCGGTGTAATCGTGGTACCTCTTTATTGTATTTGCCCTGAAGGACTTTGAAGCGTTGCTCGTCTGTATCCTCTACTACAGGATCAGCTTCCGGCTTTGGATCAGCTTCCGGCTTTGGATCAGCTTCCGGCTTTGGATCAGCTTCAGGTTTCGGGTCTTCTTCCGGCTTTGGGTTCTCCGGGTCTTCTTCGGCGTAGACAGCTTTGTAAATATCTTCAGCTGCTTCGATGCTGTCCCTAACGCTTTTCGGCAGTACGTTTTCGTGACTCATTATGGTTCATCCTCGTCTGTAGGTTTTCGAGTAGCTTTTCAGCATTGTCAGACGTGTCGAGGATGGTTTTGAGGGTCTGGGATCGACCCTGCACACGAGCGAATAGGTCTTCGCCGGTATGCTTCTCCAATTCATCACGAGCTGTCTTGCGGCAATCCCGCAGCCACTCCAGAATTGTCTCAAAGTCGGTGTTGACCCTGAGATTCAAAAATGCTTGTACTACTTGAGGACTTGGTTGTTTTAGTTTCATCTATTAAAACGGAAAGCCGTAACGCTCCCGTCGAGCCTTTGTGTCGTCGTGTTCAGTCTCGCTGGTGTTGGCACCAGTCTTCTTGAAATTACCTGCGCGTCGATCATCGACAGACGCAGAACCGACCTGCACGTCCTTCACTCCATCGAGGGACGACAGGTTGTGCTTCTTAACGCAGCGATCTTTGGGCTTAGGGACTCGCATGTTACTTGCCCGAGCTGACCTGTGCGTACTCTTTCTTCGAGCCGCCGCTAATGAACTTGGTGCCCTTGACACCCGGATGGCTTTCGCCGGAGGTATTCGTGCGGTATTCGCCGCTCGGTGCGCCCGGTGTGAATTTGCCGCCAGTGTTACCACCGTGGCCTTCGCCAGACGAGACCTGTTGGTACTCGCTACCCGGCTGCTTTGTAAGGTTGCCCCATGATTTCATCGAAATATCTCCAACGTGTGAATAGATTCAGGTCAAGATTACCTGCACATGTACATAAGTGCAAGTATTATAGACCGGCGTCTTTCTCCCTGCGCTTGCGTGCATCAAGTATCCCCTGACCGGCGCGAGCTGCCATTCCTGTTCCGAGCATCTCAGGCTTCGGCTTAGGGGCTGGCTTCTTGGATACCTTCTTCTTCACCTTGCCGCCATCGGCCATTTTCTTACCCTTGTACTTCGGGTCATTGCGGGCAGGGTTAGCCCCACCGGGACCAGTGTCACCGGGCTTGCCCGGCGTTGTAATTCGTTTGGGTTTCCCACCTTTCTTGGGTGGGGGCAATGGGTTCTTCTTGACTGACCCACCATCGGCGTAACATTTTACCTGACCGCCGTTTCCATAACTGTGTGTTCTACGCATCTTATCCTCCTGCTCTCATTCCGGGTCTTCCAGTTGGGCCAGTGAAGTCTCCCTCCACTTCCGCTCTCGCAGCTTCCGGTCCAGCCCGCTCATCCTTGGGGCCGGGGGTCTGTTGTGGATCACCTCCTTGTTCAGGGGGGACGCCTCCCGGTTGCTGCTGCTGACCGCCACCTCCCTGTGCCATTTGCTGTTGAGCCATGTTCGCTCTAATCTCATCGTCATCTGGTAACACACGTTCGTGATCCAGTCCGAGATTTTGAGCGACAGAGCGCAGTACATTCGCCCGGCCTTCCGGTCCAACGATAGCCATATCGATTGGGTTGGCGGTGAGCTGGAGGAACTCAAGTTGTCGCATACGATCCTGTTCGCGTTTGACAGCATGATTGACACCCTTAACGACAATCAGCTCATCGCCCTTGAACACACCGGGCTGAGTGAGCATGACCATATCGAAAAGGTCTTGCAGTAACGGTTCGACGACATCCCGGTCGATCGAGGCCGCTACATTCTGAAGCGTCTTTGAGGCATTACCCATGAGCATTGCCAAGCCCGATGCAGTACGACCCGCGCCACCGACTTTCTCGTTACCAGTCATGTAGCGTGGGATTGCAGAAATTTCATCGCCCATGGAATTCCACTTCTCGTAGATACCCATGAGTTCAGTAGCGTTCATGTTCGGCTGGAAGAAACTTACCGGTTGCTGACCACTGGTTACGAGGGCAGGGTCGTAATTCACGTGCCAACGTTTCCATGGGTACAACTCGTCATCATCGGACGGATCGATCACCTCGTCGTTTATCACGACCTGCGGACCCGATGCGATGCTGGCGTTGTTGACCAGTGAACGTGCAGCTGCATTACATACAGTCTGGACGTCTTCCAGAAGATCAGGGAGTCCCTGACCAATCATAGCGCCCGGTACTTTCTCGAAAGACGAGATGTAGTACGGCGGGCTGTTGTTCGAGGATTTGTTGATCTGGACCTTGATGACCCAACGATCAACGAGCCATGCAGTGACGAAATACTCGTCAGTGGGGTTCGAGACTTTCTCCGGCGACATACCCCAGTCGAGGAGCAAGCGGCCAGAAACGTACCCGGTAAATTCTGCGGTGTCGATCAGGCTCGAAGAAGTCCGTGCCCATCGTTCGCGATCTTCCATGTGAGCGCGTTCGGTATCGATCGTATCCCACCACTCGTGCAAGCCATCCATATAGGATCGCTCCAATACTTCATCGATCGCTGCATCGTTGTAGCCGGGTAGACCTTTCACCTGCGACAGTTCGGCACGGGAGAGCTGGATGCGCTCTACGAAGTCGGCCTGTTTGCGGTGAGCTGCGCCGGGCGACCAGTACAGGTCAAACGGCGATACGCGGTCCCAGTACATCTTGGGGACTGACTC